GGCGTTTATGTTATAGACTCAACATGTCTTTTAACCTTAATTAAGGATGCATTCATAACTACTTGCGTATGATATGCTTTTTGGTCCCGTTTCGGAGAGTCAACACAAATTTGTTAGTAATTGACTTCTCATCCTTGGAGAACGGGGTTCGAGACTCAGAGCGGGAGCATACTCGAGTTCGGGCTGGTTTTCGGGGGACGGATCTAGCGGGGGACTGCTTGGATCCAGACTCCACTTGTTTGGGCAACAGAATATCTCCATCCACGACAACTGGGGTGGTTGTTGTGGCTGGTTCAATCTCTTGGAATAGTGGGGCTGAAAGCAGTTCCGTGGCTGTTCTGGCGTGTGCCAACCAATGGTCGAAGCAGGGAATATCGAACTTGGGTAACGAGAGGTTAAGCTCAGCGTCCATCCAGCCGCCAATGTTTTCATTGGGGTACTGTGAGGAATACTCAAACTTAGACCACCATGTACCAATGCCAAGAAGAGTCTTTGGTCTATATTTAGACAGTTCCAAAGTCCTTCGGCAGAATGGCCCGATAATAGGCGTGTTCCTATCGGTGGCAACATACGCCATAGCTTTTTCGACGAGCTTGTGTTCAGGCGGGACGTTAGCAGGCAGGCGGACCGTAGTGTGAAACTTAGAGATTTGTCTCTTGATGTCACACATACTGTCAAGACAGCCTTCCCAGACCTCTGGCGAATAATAGCGTGCCAGGAAATTGATTCCTCGGTCGCCTCTCTGTACACAGGAAGCTTCGAGGACCAAACCGACCGCGGATGCGGCCCATTCATGGCATTCTGGTCTGAGGTCAGCATCTGCACCATCGTCACCGAGATGAATTCCGAGGGCATCGAACGCTGCCTGCGGGCATGGCTCCACTCCATCGACATATTGCTGTCGTCTAAAGCCAAGAAAGGCGGTAAACGTCGAGCGCAAGGTCTGGTAAGCGGAGGTGCCGGGGCAGCCTGATCCGTGAGTTGTTTCTTGTTCAAAAGTTGTACCATAGGGTAGAAATCCTTTATTTCCATAGGATCTCTTAAGTAATTCATTCAACTTTCCGCGATGATGAATAAAGGCCTTCATCATCACCACCCGGTCCACTTGGCGAAGCTTCTCCGAAACAGTGCCATCCATGCGTGCAAAGTCTGATATGTTGACCATAACATTGGCCAACGTGCAGATCTCTGCAAAGCGAAGGGCGATTTCTAGAGGAG